TTGTCCAATAATTTTTAAGGTTTTATCCTACGGGGTTAGCTTGCCATTAATGGTTTAGCCTTTCTTGTCGATTTATTACATCCAGCCCGTTTAACAAGGAATTTGTACTTAAAGTTACCTTTAAGCCTCCCACAGAAATCTAGGAGTCATATATACACCAAAGTTAAGTTTATATTCTTCTTTATATTCAGCACAACGATCCTTGAATAATTGCTCAATACGCTTTGCTAATTCCATTCCTTCTTTTGTTGTATGGTCACAACCAGCGAGAATCTGAAGGGTTTCCGTAAGGCCAATCTGACCAATAGCAAGAGTACCATGCTTAAGAGCAGAGCGAATACCTTCTTCAGGAATATATCCCGCCATAGTTCCATTCTCATACATGAACTTTGCGGAAGCAGGGTCCTGGGAGCAGATGTACTCGAAACGTTCAATGAGCATATCTTTAGCATCGTGAATCATTTCATCTAAACGTCTAAAGAATTGATTAATTACAGTATCATTTTCCCATTCTGGTTCACTGTTTACTGTTTGCATTGCTATTGTTGGAAGGATAATGGTTACTGGACAGATATTTCCTCTTCCATCTTTGAGCTGACCAAAACCGTTAATATCGTATCCATTGGCAGTTCTGCACGTGTTTATCCCATGTCCCCATGGGCACTGACTATATCTTCTATCTTTTGATAGTCTTCCGCTTCGAGTGAGTGCCTATCTCTCACCCTACTCCCTTACATTCATCAGGGATAGTCGATACAGGTTCTTAATCTTTATCATATTTCCAAATATAACCATAAGCAGTTTTTTGCTTATTATTTAAACAATAATTTATTCCAACATTTTTAGATTCATTTCCTAAATATCTAGCAGCCTCTCTTGCAGTTTGAAATCTATTTAATAAATTTCCTTGCTTATCGTACATCAACACATCTGCAACATATTTAGAATTTTTATTTCCTTTTCCTTTTTCTGAAATAATATTTTTAATATAATCAGAATGTTTATGATATTCTACACCTCCTAAATCTGCATTATATCCATTAGGAAGTAAAGAATTATATTTTTTTATATATTCACATTCTAAATTAGAAATTTTATCATCATCAATATTAGTTAATATTATTTCAAAAGAAAAATTTTCAACTCCATCTGACTGAATTGCTTTACTAATAAAAGAAGAAGAACTAAGTCTTTTATGTTCAGCAAATCTTTCTTCTGGGTTTCTATTTGTAACTCCTATATAGCATTTATTGTTTAATAAATTAGTTATTTTATATAAACTATACATTTTATCACCTTCTTTTTAGATGATAAAGATTAAGCTTCCCACGGTCTCATCTGTTCTAGACCTAACCGTTAGCCACTTTTTAAGTGACACCCGCTGGCGCGGTTCAAAAGATTTTACATGAGCTAAGTTAAGCTACTAAACCCATGGTTGAAAAGTAGGTACGGGGGTCGTTCCGATCATACCCAGCATTTCCTGACCAGTCGCAATTTGCATAATTTGGGTAGAGTCGTAATGCTGTAGACTTAAGTGCTAATTTATATAAATCATAATTAGGATCTCCTTCTTTTCTATTGACACCTTTCATAAGTTGGAAAATGCCACATGGAAAAATAGGAGTTCTATGATGTTTACCAACACCTTTAATACTTCCATCAAGGAGTGCTTTAATTATCATTCTACCCTCTGGTAGGGTACAAGTACCATAATTTATTGAAGTAAAAGGTAATTGCAATAGTTATTAACCACAGGCTTTTTATCCTGTGCTCTGGAGATTTCTCTCATTTTCATCGAATGGTCTTTTCCATTCCAGTGTAGCGTACATCTTCACCTTCGCCATTACGCGGTCAGGGTTGAGCACTCTTGGTGGGATTATATTTATTCACCCACTACGCGTTACGGTGATAGCTAGCCTTTCGCAATCTAACTATTTACCTCGGTATTGCCATGAATTATTTGTAAGAAATTATTATATTTTCGAGATAAAAAGCAATTATCTTTATTTTGATAAATGTAGTTACCTATTTTTGTCCAAATAATTTTTAGGGTTTACCGATTTTGTTCAATTTTTTACTAAAGAATTTCTTCTTTAGGGAAACCAATCTGTTAATTTCCGCTCCTGCTTTGTAATGTATTACATTTATATTCACATAAGGTCGCTAATCTTATGCAGTTCTCTTATGAACTTCTTTATATCACTATAAAGATTAGACTATATCTTCACCCTCTTTCGAGGGGGCTACCATTTCGAGTCGCTTGACCCTACTCCCCGTTTTATAGGGATAGTCGTTAGGCATTTATTGTATCGTTATAATATCTTAAATGATATCCTTTAAGAGTTTTACCTCTTCCGCTGCATAATTTACTAATATTTGTAGCAGGAATACCCAATTGTCTACTACATTCTTGAACAGATACAAATTTAGCACGGGATTGTCTTGATGCTTTAAAGAGTTCCCCCGTTTAGATAGCTATGTTCTTAACATTACTGTTAAGTCGCCCTAATAGTTAAGGTTATGATACATACCTTCAACTGCTTGTTGAGTTTCTCTTGTAGTCATATCCATAGCATATTGATATGCTTTTGCATTATATCTATACTCTTCATCATCAATAGAAAGTTTATCATCAAATTTATAATTACTTATATCAATATTATCTATATATTTTAATCCGTCTAAATAATGTTTATAAAAACTTTTTCTTACATAAGGAACCATTGTCCAGTCAAGGTGTGTAGCAGACACGCCGCCAAATTGTTGGAGAGACTGTAACTGAAATATAACAGCCAAAAGCTGAAAAGCAGTCCCAATACTCTTCGCTGGGCGAATATCTGTCTGTCGTGTATTGAATCCATTTGCGAGTAAGTCATCAAAAGGAATAGATAAACAGTTATGCATACCTACATCATAGTTATCAAGGTCGTGAATATAAATTTCATTATTAAGATGATGATTTCTTGCCATTTCTGACATATCGTTATCAAGAGCAAACTGTTTGTCAATTACAGCATGCGCTTCACCTTTGCGTCCGCCGAAGCTATGTTCATCAACATTCGCGTTCTGCTGAACAGTATTGGTTGCCTTGACCTTCTCCTTATAGGCATTCATCATCTTAGTATTCCAATTGCGTTCTTTATCGCGGTCATGGCGGTATTCAATGTATGCGATAGCAACATCCTTACGCTTACAGCTCATAAGACCATGCTCTACAAGAGTCTGTATCTGGTCTATTGTAAGCTCATCTGGCGCACCTTCCATGCATCCTTCGATATAATTCGCAATATTATTAGCTTTCTCTTCCGCATAGTCTGAGGTTTTTCCATCTACTGCGATGAAAGCTTTCATTACCGCATCCTTAATCTTTTGTGGATTAAATGGTTGACGAACACCATCTCTTTTTATAATATAATACATAATTTTATCTCCCTTCGGTATATATACAGTTTAAAGTTTCAAGAATTAAATCTTGAATCGACAATGTATTATAAATAGAATAAGGTATCCTTATTAGAGGTATATTTTTATCAATACAATATTGATTTTTATATTTATCATGTAATTGAATAAGTTTTAAATTATCTTCTGTATTCCAACCTCCATTTGCTTCATAATGAGTTTTTCCATCATATTCAATTAAATACTTATTTTGAACATAAAAATCAAATCGAGGATTTCCATTAGAATTAGGATAGGTAAAATCAGAAAAAACATATTCTCTTTGAAAATCAATATTATTTTCTTGTAAAATTTTACTAATTTTTTGTTCTCCTGTAGAACGTAAGCAACCACATGATTGAGTATGACCATTTCTTAAAGAAGATCCTCTTACTTTAACAATAGAGCCACAAGATAAGCACTGACATTTCCAAACTACAGATTCAGCACTCCTTTCTTCTGTTGATTCTAAAACTAACAAACAACCAAATTGTTGTCCTGTCATATCTTTAATTGCTTGCTTTCCAAGATCTGCTGCTTGCTTTTTATTTAAACAACCACAATTACAAGGTTTTGCTCTTTCTTTTGTAGATAAAGCTCTTGTACTAATTTCAAAATGTTTTGTTCCACAATCACAATCGCAATACCAAAAAGTTTCTTTACCATGATTAGGTGCGCGTTCTACAATAGTTAGTAAACCAATTTTATCATTAGGTTTATATTTTATTTTATTTGGCATATTATATTTTCCTCCTAGATATTGTTATTTTAAGGATTATAATTTATATGAAAATTACAATATGTTGATTAATTAGTTTTGTTAGAACAAGTTATAATCGGCTGATTATAAGGAATAGGATCTGCTACAGTTGGATATGTAGGACAGGTTGGTACAGTAATTATTGTAGGCTGTGAAGAATGTTCTTCACATAGTTCTTTATATTTTCTCATATACCAATCAGATTTCTTTAAATCTTCTTCGCCATTCTTATCTGCCGCACGATATCTATATTTCCATACGTTACAAAGGCAGAAATTTTTTACAGCCTCAACACCAAAGATGAGAACCATTTCGTCAATAGACTCCATGCCACCATCTCTGCAATAATGTTTAGGATGATTAACTACATCATTTTCCATTTTATTCTTCCTTCTCTTTTACTATTGATCCATCATTAGGACATAAATATCTTTTGAGTTTAATAGTTTTCTTGTCATATCCTTCAACATTATTGCTTAAAGGACTAAACTTAGGAACAAAAGATTCCTGAACTACATCTACTATGTCACACTTGGTAAGACAAATTTCATATCTACAAGTAGGACAATAGACAAAATCTTTACTTGGTATCATATACTTCTCCTTGCGGATGCCCGCCTATGGAATCTATAGACGGGGTTCCCGCTTAATCATCATCTTCTTCAATTCCAGTATATCTATCGTGCTGAAGAACAATCTCGTCTCCAACAACATCAACAATTTTATACAACTGATGACCTTCTGTATTCTTATATGTCTTTCCTACAAAAGTATCTTCACGTCTGAAGCCAGTAACTAAC